AACGCTTCTTTCCATAGATTTACGGAATGTTTATGTTCAAATTGAAAGTTACCTATACTATGCCTTTCTGAGTGGTGCTTACGGCACAAAGGTATGCAACTAAAATCCTTAATAGTTTGTTTCTTTCTATCGCCACCCATTCCTATATGGTCTAAATGGTCTGCATCTACTGGCGACTGCCCACAAATCAAACAATGTTTAGACTTAATGTATTTAATGTAGTCTTTTGTGTTCATATAATTTCAATCACTCTTTTTATAATCGCCCACCAAAATAATCCTGCTAATGTAACTAATATCGTATAAGTAATTAAATTTGTCCAATTAATCTTCATCTGCATACCTCTCTTTTATATTATAAATTGCTTCTACTGCTTCAACAGCTATGGCTATAATAAGCATTATGCCTATAAACATAAATGATGTGATAAATATAACATTCATTATTTCTCCTTTAATCTTTCCAACCATTGTTCAACTATGTTAGGTTGGTTTAGTTCTTCGTGTTTAACGGCTTCATCTTTTGATAAGAATTTCTTGCCGTCACTTGTGATCCATACAAACTCTAATTCATGTTTAATCATAGGCTACATTTCCTTTATTTCTCTAAAATCAACAATACCTTTTTTCCTAAAAAATTTAATCATTTTAGAAATAATGTACGACATACTTCGTTCATCACTTTCCATTAATTTTCTTAAATATTGGTCATTCTCACTCGTTGTTCTAAATGATAACAACTTTGTTTTAATTTTACTTTCTGTTAAATATTCTTTTTTATCTAACATCATATCAATAACATTCTTAATATCATCATCATTAAACTTAAACCACTCGCCTCGTGTTTTTTTGTAATAAAACCAATTTTGTATATACTTTTCTTTTGAGATACTACCATCAGTTTGTTTGATAATTTTAAGTTTATATGGACTTCCTGTTTGTAATGTTTTTAATCTAGTTTCAGCACCCACAGATGTGTAACCAATTTTGTATAAATCTGTATTTTCTGCTTTAATTAAATAAATCATATAATCTCCAATTTAAAGAGATAGTGTGCAGAAAGGGGAAGCACTAAAAGCAGGGAGAATGAATGAAAACCCACTACCTATCTCTTTTTTTATCTAATAACCAGTCATTTAATTCTTGAACAACGTAAATCTTGCCTCTATCTTCTTTTATAATCTGTATATCTACATTTATAGATGGCTTGATCCATTTCGGCAAAGCCTTACGACATTTTGCTTGAACTTTAATATCCTCATTTATAAGAATATCTACTTCTTCGTGGTGTCCAAATGCTCTGCCGTTACTACCCCAACTTCTAACACACTTAATATCGTGTAGCTCTACTGCTTTTACAATTTCTCTCTCAAATCTATTGCCTTTAGCTTTGCTTTTGTTCGGCATACTGCTCCTCTTTTAAATCATTGATTCTTTGTTGTAAAATATCTATATCGTCAAAACCTTGCAACTGGATAACCATATCTGTCAATGAAGATAAACACCAAACACAAAAGGCAACTGGACTTATTCCAAATTGACCAACTATATCGCCACATTCTTTGTCTATTTTACTATCACAAATATTACAATTCATTAATCTTTCCTAAAAGAAATGTCGGCTAAAATTGACTGATATACCCACCAACATTTTCCGTTGTTCGTATGTTTTAATATAATATCTTTTGCTTTTGTTTTTTTCTGGCGATTGACTTCTCTCATACATATAATACAATAAGTAGTATTAGTGTATCCTCCTTTTGCCCATTCATGACTATGCTTGTTTATTTTACATCTCGGACATTTCTTCATCAATCCTCCTTATTTCATCAAGTGTTTTACCTGCTAATTCAGATACATCAGAATCCATATCTCTGATCATTTTTAAAGTATTGATTGCTAATTCAAGTTTTTTGTCCACGATACTCCTTTAATATGTTTTTGATTTCTTGTTGTGAAGCAGGTTGTTCTTTTGCCCACTTTTTCTTTTGTTTATACAAATGTTCATTTGATTTTTCGTGTCGGCTTTTAACTACTGCCGTCTTATTAGGATTCTTCATGGCTCTAGCCAACCAATTATTACAAAATTTCTTGAAATCTTTTTTAGCATTGTTTGTATTAGATAATAACCAAGCTTTTGCTAAATTTAATTCTGATTCTATATCTACATTGGGATATGCCTCTCGCCATATTTGTAGGATACTATGTGTGCGAATGACTTTGTCAAAGAAGGATTTGACTTTATCTGGATAAGCAATCGGCATACCCTTTGTAGTTATTTCCTCTTCAAATAGCAACTTTTTGAAATCCTCAATGGAGATCCATTGTGGTTTCTCATCTCCTCTTTTTATTGCTATCTTTATACTCACTCTAAAAAGGATAGATTGGTGTTATTGTTCTCTTGGTTATAGGGCATTTAATTTTATTAACACCCTCAAATACTTTTCCATTCTTTTTCAAAGTATTTACTCTTCCACTTACAGAACTTTTATCAAATCCAGTTAGTGCAGATATTTCAGATAAACTTAATCCACTTCTTTTTTCTCTTATAATTTCTAATATCCTTTTTTCTTGGGATTGTTTTTTACCCTCTGATTTTAGTTGATTATAAGCTAATTTACTTGTTTCTCTTATCATTCTTTATTCTCCTTTTTTTAAAATGGAATATCATCAGTTTGTGATGAGCCACTTTGGTTATAGTGTTCTAGTGCTAATTGATTAACTTTACCTTTTACAGTTTTATCGGCAAATATAGTATCGTTGTATTCGCCATCTTTATTTTGTTGGCTTGGGAATCCTGCAAACATTCCGTTTGCTCCCTCTACTAGTTTAAAGCCTTTTATAGTAAAGCCGTCTTGTGTTTCAAGGTCAAAAAAAGCCTTAACCTTTCCCCAGTCGCCTTTGTTCATTCTAGTTATCTTCATTTAACTTCTCCTTTAAGTAGTTATATTGTTGTTGTTTATTCATTGTATTGAATTTATACATTTCTTTTGGATTAGGACAATGTTTCTTCATCCATTTATACCACAACTCATAATAATCTAGTTGCTTTATAATTCCGTCAATGCTATTTGTTTCCATTTTCTTTTTCCATATCTTTTGGATCAAATACATTAAACTCTATCATAACCTTATTACCAAACATATCCATAAGTTTATCGGCAAAATCCTTGCACTCGTGTTTAAGTTCAGTTATTAATAAATTATTGTTCATAGTATTTCCCCTTTAAATTTTTCAATAAAGCCTTTTAATAATGGGTGGTCATTTTTATTATAATCATATTCTGGTAATTTATAATTTGATTTTATTTTTGGATTGTTGGTTATCGTGCCGTATTCAGATATATTATAAGCACTTTCCTCATACCATAGACAATGTTCACAACCATTACATTCTTTAAGGTGTTTTTTTGCTTCTTGATACATATTCATTATAATTTCCCCTTTAATTGATTGTCAAGATCTTGATTAATCTCTTCGGCTTCTATATTCTCAAAGTTTTGAATTGTGCTTTTCATTTTATTAAGCACTCTTTGATAATTGGTTTGATTTGAATCTTTCCTTATTTCGTCTTTAACTTTATTTCTTTTTCCGTCAAAGGCTTTGTGTTTTATAAGGTTATCAAACTCTTTGGCTTGTTGTTCTGTTCTGTATTGTTCGGCAGGTTTTTTAAAATCGTCTGCTTCTACATCAGAATAAACTCCGTACTCATAAGCATTTATTAAGGATAATGTACACCTATCACGAGCACGTTTTTCGCACATAGCAAATAAATATTGGTTTTTACAATTATTTGCATCTGCCTCCCCAGTTTTCCATATAACAACATCTCCCTTTTTAGCAGTAACTACCATTCTTACAAAATCTCTTTCTGAGTTTATAATTTGAGGTGGTGCAAATGTTATGTTTTCAATGTGTGCTATTTTTTGACAAGCATCGTGTGTTATAATCCACTTTTTGCTCCTAGATTCCTTCCAGTAGTCAGATTCTGTTAAGTTGTACTTTTTTGCTAGTTCTTTCATATTCATTCTTTTATTCTCCTTAAATTTCGTAATATGTGATTCGTTTTTTAGTGCAGTTAGGGTAGAGTTTTTCTACCGAAGTATTTAGTATCCTAGAAAGTTGTTTTAATCTTTCTTGGTTAGGCTTTCTAGTGCCTTTAATGTATCCACTTAGTATGCTTGGATGTAAGTCCATTTTAGAGCAAATATAAGTATTTTTTAAACCTTTACTCTTTATAACTTCTTTTAATCTATTCATTTATAATCTCCATTCATAATCAATATTTGTTTACATAATATATAATAATTATTTAAATATCCCAAATTATTTATTATTTTTTTTTATTTCTTTTATAATTCATTTTATTTGTTTATAATATAATCCTTGTTATTGGTTTGGGTAATTACTTTTGGCGATAACAATTATAAAAGAAGCTACCAAAAGGGATTGTTTACACAGCTTCAAAGGTTAGGACGAATTATAATAGACCTGTAAACCTAGAAAATATTATAAGCTATGCGAAGATCCACAATGTGAGGGTTATAATAGCAGTCATCTCTAAATATAAAGTTTAGGGATAAGGACTGCTATATCTCAGAGTCCAAATATAAGGGTTATAATATTAGTTATTAAAATGGTATATCTACTATACCACTATCATTATATTCTCTCCACTCTTTTGTTCCAAATTCTACAAATTTTATTTCCCAATAATCTGAACAGAAATCTAATGTCATATCTTCATATTTATACATTTCAGTTTCGCCAAACTCATCTCTATCATCATTTATTAATTGTAACAAGTGCTTTCTTATTTCGTGTGCCGTCATTGGCTCTTTCCAAGTATAATCCATAAAATCACAATCTTGTAAATCAATTACACTATATTTTTTCATTTTATTCCTTTCTATTAGTTATTAACATTGTTTTAAATACTTATTATAATTATTAATTTGTTTATTATTAAGTTTGTTTTTTGATTGTATTTCGTGAAATTGATTGTCTGTTGTTTCGTCAATACATACAATTCTAAATATTTCGCCATTTAATAATTGTTCATTTATTGATTGACAAATTTTATCAATTTGTTTATTACTCATTTTATATGAGCCTTTTGAGTTTACATCTAGTATAAATCTAGCCATTTTTATTCCTTTCTATTAGTTATTTAACTCTTTTAAAAGTTAAAAAATCATCATTACCAAGAGTTATATATCCACCGTCTAAAAGATCTCTCATATCATCATAATTTATAGTTTCTAAAAAACCTACTACTCTATTAATATCTTTATCTTTTAAACCCTCTTTATTATGTATTTCTATTTGTAATTTCATTTTTATTCCTTTCTATTAGTTATTAAAATTATAATACATCTTTATAATCAGATATAAGTTTAGTTTTATCATTTTTATAACATTCTTTTAAAAGCCATTCAATTTCAGAAATTGGGTCTGGACTTTCAGAGTGAATATATTTTGCAATTTTAGTAAATTCATTCATTTTTTTACTCCTTAATTTGTAATATAATTAATTAATAATCTAAGCCAGAACAACGCTAATAATATAGCCGTTCCTGTTAATGTTATACCGATTGTATTTATAATAAGATCAAAATATAATCTAATTAGTTTTGATGTATTCATTTTTTCCCTACTTTCTTTTATTTGTTTATTAAAATTGTATTTGTGTTTCTTTTTTATATTGATTGAAATTTAATCTTGTATTTATAAAATCATCATAAAAATCATTCAATATATTAATATTTAATATTTCTTTAGTTTTAATGTGAATATAATTATTGTTATGAAAATATGTATTAAAATATTTTATAGCAAAATTATGTTTAGATAATTTATTCATTTTTTTAATCTCCTATTTTATTATTATTAAATATAATATTATAAGTTTTTTTGGTATATATGCTTGTAAATTTCATATTATAACCTATTTATTCATATAAGGTTGAAATATACCATAATTTTGTATAAAACTATCTATTTCTAATATAATTCTAATATTATTAGAATAGCTATTTTTAGCATATTTTATTGCGTGGTCGTTCATATCTTGTTTAAGAAAAAAACGTCCGTTTTTGCTATCTTTTAAGCAATAACTTTTTAAATAATCTTTAAAATTTATTTTTTCATGTATTGTTAATGTATTGTAATTCATTTTTTTAATCTCCTATTTTATAATTTAATTTGTTTTGTTATTGATTTTGGGACATTAAAGTTATTTTCTATATACTCAATAGCTAGATATAATTCATCAAAAACTTCTGATAGTTGATAATTATAACCAGAGTGTTCGCAATATGGATAAGTTCTTTTACCTTTTTGATATTCTTCATTAGATATAATTTTACTATCATCAAAATAGTCCACAAAATATATCCTTGTTTCTTTTTCTTTATCGTAAAAATCACCAACATTATCCTCATATTTTATACATATTTCAACATCTTTATTTAAAGCTATTGAAAAAGATTTTTCTTTTTTATAGTGTGTAATTTTCATTTTTTGCTCCTTTTTTTAGCCGTTTTATTAGTTTTAAATTGATCAGCATCAATTATATAATTATCATTTTTATTTATTCTTTTAAATATATAAACAAGTTTCATTATATCGCCTCCAATTCATTAATATAATCATAGGTTATTTGTTCACCAATAATATAAACATACATATTAACAACTCTTTCAGCGTCTGAAAAATCAGTATAAACTTCTCCAAAATTATCTTGTTCATATTCTTTTATAAACTCTATTACATCAAATACTTTATCAGATAGCCATTGTTTCGCTTTATAAGTTCCAATTATATAATAATCAGTATTAAATATTTCATGATGCAGTTCATTATCTTCTATTAATTGTTCTAATGTTTCCTTATCATAATTTTCTAAACAATCATTAAAGTATTGTTTTATTTCATTCTTTTTGTAGTTCATTTTTTTCTCCTTTATTTATTTATATTTTATCTTCTTCATTATCACATAAATTATTATATGCTTTTTTGAGTTCTTTAATATCATATTCAATTACAATAATATTATTACTCTCATCTTCAAAATTATTTATTAAGGTTTTAATGCTATCATATAGTTTGTTTAAATCTTCCATTTTATTTTTCTCCTTTATTTATTTAAAATTTAATTGATTTGCGTTTGCGTAATCCATTTTAAAAGGCAATAAAGCACCTTCTAGATAGGCTTCTTGAAATTCTGGCTTAATGTTATCTAAAATATATTTTTCTATTTCATAAAGCCGTTTTATCATATCTATACCAGTAATAACAAAACCCATATATTTATTTCCTATTCTTAAAGCGTCATAATCTAGTAATTTATTTCTCATTTTTTCTCCTTTATTTATTTAATAATTGATTATGTATATTTATTCTATTATCATTGTCTGTAATTGAAGAACTAAACCAGCCACTATTAATTAATTTATCATCAATGTATAAAGCTACATTTTGATTTGTATTACAACCTGTTAAACCACAAGCACCTCTACCATAATTGCTTCTTGTTCTAACTAATTTACAATCATTACCATTTGAATTTGTGTATTCAACCTTTAAAAATAAGTAACCATTTGTGTTTTCATCTCTTGTTATTTTTATTTCTTTATTCATTTTTAATCTCCTAATGTTATTTAATGTCTAATTAATATCTTAATTTACTTTAAAGTAAACTTCTATACAAGAAAAAAGATTGTTTATTTTTGTTTCTCGTCGGTAACTTTTTTTATTTATTTTGTTTGATTGGCTTTTAATTGGCTTTTTGGTCTTGTTTTGTGCCGTTTTTAGTTAATTTACATTAATGTAATATCAAGCCGTTCTAAAAGGTTAAATCCATACATAGTAAAACAAAACAAAAACAAATCTAAAATATGCTTTTTAAAATCTTGGAAAGCATTTAAAATCTAGATTAATTTCTAATATGTTAAAAACTGTTAAAATTGGGTATATGCTCTTTAATGCCCCTTATTACCCTTTGTTTATCTACTAATCGCCTGTTTTAGAGCCTTTTATTTCTTGGGAGGGCTAAGCTTAGGGTTAGGGTGTATATTTGCTTAAAATGGGGTGTGGGGTAAAGGAGGATATAAAATTTTCTAAGAACGTCAGGTCCCATTCCACAAAAAAAGTGGTTTTTTACTACCAAAAAAATATTTTTAAAATTCTACCAAATTGTATTAAATTACGCTATGGATAATAAACTAGCTAAGAAAAAACCTGCAAAAGTGTTAGCAATAGAGTGTTTTGCTTTAAATCCTACGATTACGGCAAAGGAGGTTGCAGCACAGGTTGGCGTTAGTCCTAGGACAATAGCGTTGTGGAAAGAAGATCCAATGTTTGTAGATAAGATATATGAAAGGTATATGACTGAGTTTGGTAGTCAGTTACCTGCTGTTATCAATTCTATGGTAAGAGAAGCTAAGCATGGTAATGTACAAGCTGCTAGGTTAGTGTTAGAGCATAGTGGTAGATTGGTAAAGAATGTAAACATTACTATTGATAGTCCTTTTGAGAAGTTTTTAAAGAAAGAGAGTGTAGAGGACGCCGAAGTTGTTGAGATATTTGATGAGGTAGAGATGCCAGAGGACTTACCTGAAAGAAAAGAGCATAAAACGGTCAAAGAAGAAAAGATTAAGATTAAGACTATTATGGATAGGGAGAAGAAAAAACTTACTTACAACGACAAAAGGAAACAATGGTATAAGTGGAAGAAAAGAGCTAAAGCTGTTGGTATTGAACCTTTACCTGCTAGAAAACCTACTAAGGGTCAAAGAAAAGAATGGGAAGAACGTATAATTGCTGCTGAAAAGGCTAATCGCTAAGTTCAAAGAGTAAATCTTCTATTCTATCAAATCTATTATCTAATTGTGTTTCTATCTTACCTACACTAACTTTTAAATCTGTTATATCTTCTTCGTTTTTATCTATACGTCTTACGCTTTTAGTTTGTTCGGCTTCAAATCCATTTAATTTAGTTGCATTTGCACCATGAGTGTATACTATTGTTGAAGCTACTGTTATTATCGTAAGTATTGATCCTATTGAAATCTTTTTATCAATCATCGCTCATTCCACCTTTTTCCATCATTCGTAAAAATTTATCTTTTAATCCGTTACCACTTAAACGAGCTATTATCTCTACCTGTGCTTTGAATATACCGTTTAATTTCTTTTGTTCCATTTGTACTTTCTTTTGCTGGTCAATCAGCTTAATAATAATACCTTCCAACCTCTTGAAATCTTGGTCTAGTTCGGTCATTAGAGTTTCTTGAATGAATTTGTTCTGCCTCCATATAAAAATACCGAACGCTATCGTCATCGCCACAGGAACGCCAAATTGTTCCAATACTTGTAAAATATCCATTGTTCTCCATTAAGCTATTCCCATAAAGGGTATTACATTACTATCCATTAAATCACACATTTGCTCATAAGTGCTTTTGTCTATCTCTACTAACTTATCCTCTTCACTAAAAAACTCTCTTTGAATTGTACCCTTAAAATCTTCTTCTAAAGCTAACTTTTCATTAATAATATTAAGTTTTTCGTGCATATTGATAATATTTTTAAGTAAAATCTCAATTAACTCTGCTTGGCTTTTCTTTTTTTGCATTATTTCCTCATTCGCTTTTTAAGTAATTTAACAAAATCTTCTTGAAAACCCTTGAAAATTTCTTTAGTTCTTTTATTTTCTGATTCAATAAGTGGTGTAATAAACTCTCTTGCACGAACTTTAAGGTCTCTATCTGTTATCTTTCTATAAGTTCCGTGGTGTAATGGTAATGGTGGATTATCTCCTTTTTTCCAAGTATAACCCTTTCTATGTTCTTTAGCATAATCAACACCAGTAATACCTTCTTCACTTCCTCTTAAGCTACCTGCTAATTGCCCTGTCATATCTAAAGGATTTTGATGTGTTACATTAAAATATTTTTTACGTTGCTGTATTGTTATGGGGTTTAATTTAGGCTCAACTTTTCCTTTATAGATATATAGTGCCGATTGAGTTGCAAATTGATGAGCCACACCAATGCTCACAGGCTTACCATTAAGAGTTTTAGTAAGTTTTTCTCTTCCTAATTCTTTAAGCATCTTGCTAAAGTCTATATTAAATTTAAGTTCTATCATCTTCAGGGTCCATTTGTGCTTGATTTGCTTTTAATTTAGCATTTGCTTCTTCTAAAGTCAAGTCTTTATTATATTCAACCATTAATTCGGCTTTATTTACAAGCCCTAAGTTTAATCTATGATTATCAAGAGCTATTTGGTCTTGTACTGTCATTGGATACTCAGGCTCATTAAAATCAAGTTTTAAGCCTTCAGGCATCCCAATATTGAAAGTTCTTGCTATTTTACGTTCAATTTGGTAAATTTCGTGCTCGTATTGTGTCCATAAAGCCAAATCATCCTGATAATCTTCAAATCTTTCTAAATCTTTAATTTTTAAAGCAATTCCACTTGGTGTTTCGCCTCCATCTTGAGCAAATTGAACAAATAAATGATTATTTTGTGCTACAAGCTCCATTTGGAACTTAACATTCTCAATTACCTTCTCAATATCACCTCCAGCAGACTGAATACTATAATTTGCACCCTCAGGAAGCTCTAGTATAACATCTGAGCCAAATCTTTGTCTATTTCCTAAATCTGCACCACTTACAACAGGTTGCCCAAACATTTGGAATCTTAAACCAAGTTGCATCTCTGTCATAGTTAAATTTATGTGTTCATTAGCATTTACTATATCATTTGCTCCTTCTACGTAAAAAGAATCACTTTGATGCTCTCTGTGCGTAAATACAAACGGCAGCATTCCATAGCCATGCTCTTTTTCTTCCAAAATTCGCCCATTTTCGTCAAAAATAGTATAAGTTGTATCATTCCAATGAATATACTGACATTCGTCTGAATTTGAGGCATCTTCAGTAAAGTGCATTAAAGGATACGATAAAGCGACAGGTTTAAATGGATCTTCTCCAAAAAAAGGATGAAAATAATATACAGGATGATAATCAAAGTGAGGCATTTCACCATCAACATACATTATTCTTACAGCTATTGTTCCAATTAAGCGTGTCATTCTTTCTATGTGTTTCATTTTAGCGTCTTTAAATGCAGAAAGTGACGTATATTTGTCATTAACATTTCTATCAGCACCTACTGTATAGATTCTTGACATTTTATTTATGAATTTTTTAGTTATATTTGCCTCGTAAGGAGGAACTTCTTGGAAAGCGTCTAAATCAAACTTATCTTCAATATAACTTTGTGTATCATTACCATTGTAATAATCTAAAAGTTTATGAACGTAACTTTCTCTTCTTCTAAAGTTTTCTACTTTCAGGACATTTAAGCTGTCCTTTATTGCTTTTTCTGAATAATCATATATCATCTTTGCCTCACTTTTATCTGTCTGTTTTTAATTGGAAAATGGTTAATGAAAAAATATCTTAATTGGTCACAACCATGGTCGTGATAACCATCTTTTAATGGTTCTTGTTTCAATTCTTTACCCTCTTTATCTTCAGGGTATCTGTAACTTTCTAAATCTTCTGCCATACCTATACAATTATTATTTAAATGAAGGTATCTTTCGCCATTGGCGTTTTCTATAAAACTTCTAACGTGGTTTACACCTGCTGTAATGCTTCTTGATGCTTTATCGGTCAAAGTATTCACTATAATGCCTCTTTTTTTAAAAATTTCAATATCTCCTACTCCTGATTGACCTTGTGCTTGTAATCCTGCTGGGTCGCCATAATATTTTGCTACTATATAAGGTTTTGCTTTTATCATCTCTGCAAGTTCATCTGTTTTTATGTTTTTCTTATGAATAACCTCATCTATCATATTAATATGCCATTCGCCATTTACTCTGTACGTTTGATACCATCCCACAGAAGGCATCCTGTACCCAAAATCAATACTACAAAAAGTAGGAAGATATGGGTTGTAAGGATAATAACCGACATCAAGATTCCTATCAAAAGGATAAACCCTACCTTCAAACGATGTAAACTGAGCTCCGTATTCCTGATCAAAAAGCTCTTTAGCCATATTACGTTTTCTCTCAATGAGAAATTTGTCGCCTTCACCGTCAGGAAAAGCGAAGGAATTATCCCAAGATGGTGCTTGATGTGATTCCCATAATTCATCACTTTTTCCAAGTAAGAACAAATCATATAACCAATTAAACCCTTCTGGTGTTGAAATAAATACAGCTTTACCTTTTCTATCAGATAGTGTGGGAGATAAATACATATCCCATATTCTTGGTTTTACTTTAGCAGCCTCATCTACTATTAACAAGTCTAATCCTTCACCTACAAGAGAATCAGGATTATCTGCCGATTTAGCTTCTACTACAGTATCCCATTTGAATTTGATATACCTTTCTTTCTCCGAAGCCTTGATAATATCATTTTGATGTCCTTTGACCATTTTATCCCATACTTCTCTAAACATCAAATCGGCTTTATCATATGAAAGACCTACAAGCCATATTCTTTTATTCGGCTGGGAGGCGTAGAATGTCGCTTCCATTGCCGATGCCGTAGTCTTCCCGAAACGCCTCCCACAAACCATTACAAAAAACCTAGCAGAATCTTTTTCAGGGAAATGCAATTTTCTCTGACCTTCATGTGGTTCGTAGCCTAAAAAATCAAACCATTTTTGCTTGTATTCATTTAAAACTTGCATAATTCCACCAACTTAATTTAACTTACGATGTATGACAAATGCAAGATATAGTATTTTGCAATTAAAAATATACAACATATAGGAGGACAGTATGTCTGAAGAAAAAGTAGTATCAAACGAAACAGAAGTGGAAGCTGGTACAGAGAATGTTACTCAGGATAATGCTCAGAATGAGTACATAGCAGAAAGTAAAAAGTATAGAAAAAGAGCACAAGACGCAGAATCTCAATTAGCTAATCTTAAAAAACAATTAGAATCTCAAGAAAATGCTAAACTTAAACAAAAAGAGGAATATAAAACTTTAGCTGAAAAATATGAAGCTCAAGTTAATGAACTTAATCCGTTTAAGGAAAAATATGAAACTTTAGTAGACCAAAGAAAATCTAAATTGTTAGAAAGATTACCTGAAGATAAGCGTGAAATTTTTAAAAACAAAGATTTAGATGTTTTAGAATTTATGGTATCTGAACTTAAAACTAAAGCTCCTGAACCTTCAGCAAGAAATCTTGTAGGCACTAAAAATACAGAATTTGGTGGTTATAGTTCTTATGTTGAATGGGCAACAAAAGACCCAAAAGGTTACGAACAGGCAAACAATACTGTAAAAGGTAAAGGTATTTCTTTAGGTTATGTCAAAGAAAACTAAACATAGTAAAATATTAGGCACAGATTATGATCCTAATAATGATATGTCTTTAGACGTTAAGCCTGATGGTGATTGTGAAGTTAAATACAAAGGTCAAAAAATGGATTATATGACTTATGTAGATGAAATAGAAGAAAGAGCTACACGCCACCAACAAGGAAAGCCTATTAAATCTATTGGTTCATTTGCAGGTTTTGGTAAAGGTACGTTAAAAAAAGCATACGAAAAATAAAATACTCTCAAAATGAAGGCTTCGGCAGTTGAAAGAGAGTAAAAGGAGGCTGAAATGGCAGAAACTGATACAGGTGTCGCCCAAGGTGGATTGGGTAAAATAATAGGTGACGCAGTTATAGCGTTTAATCACGCTAACGTAATGTTACCATTAGTAACTTCAAAACAAGCAGTGAAAGGTGCTATCACAGTACAATTCCCTGATTATACAAAAATAAACTCATCAGACGTAGGTGCTGGTACAGACGGTGCTGATTACACAACAGTAACATCAATTACAACAGCAGCTAGATCTTGCACAATATCTGAGCATGTTATCAGAGCAGATGTGACTGATTTAGCAGTTATGGGTAACGCAGAAGATTTAACTGGTAATGTTGGTAAAATCTTAGGTAATGCTCTTGCTGCAAAACTTGATGATGATTTAGTAGAATTAGGTAAATCATTCTCTCAAACAGAGTGTGGTGCTGGTACTTCTTTAGCATTATCTCACATATTTGGTGCTATGCGTCAATTAAAGACAGCAGGTGCTCCAATGCCTTATAGTTTGGTTTTATCACCAAAACAGGTTTGGGGTTCTAAAGGTCTTATATCATTAACTAATGATGCAGCAGTAACAGGCACAAATTCAAAACCATTATCTTTATTAGGTAACAAAGGTGAAGAAGCTATGTCTACAGGATTTATTGGCTCTATAGCAGGTTTCAATGTTTACTATAGTGACCAAATAGATGAAGATGTTTCTTCTGGTGGCGATGCTGCTGGATTCGCTATGAGTTCAGGTGCTGTTGGACTTGGTATAGGTCCTGATGGCTTATTTAGAATTGAAACAGAAAGAAATGCCTCATTCAGATCTACAGAATATGTAGGTGTTGGATTCTGGGGTGAAACAGAGATAAAAGACGCTTTTGGTGTTTATATCTTATCAGACGTTTCTTAATTCTTAACAAAAAGGGAGGTAGGTAACTGCCTCCCTTATAATATGGAGATAATATGGATAGATTTTTTAAAAAAGGTAATGGTTCAATAATTAAAGTCGGACCACAACATGATTTAGATTCCTTAAAAGATAGATTTACTGAATGTGATGCAAATGGGAAAGAATTAAAAAAAGTAGTTAAAAAAACTAAAAAGGATGGTAAATAATGGCTATAGTTGCTAAAAGTTTTTTACATCACGATGCTAAAATTGTAGGTGCATCTGGTGATGCTGATGGTATTTTACCTGAAGATGTGCAAGATTGGATTACTGCTAATGGTGGAAGTATTGATGGTACATCAAATTTAAATATAACTTGTTGTCCTTATGGAAACAATAAAATTTTTACTTTAATTGTAATAGACGATAATACATAATGTCTAAAGTTTCAGTAAATGGCAAAGGCGATTCATACAGGATTCCTGTTACTGATAAGAAGTATAAAGAAAACTATAACAAAATATTTAGAAAAAAACAGGAAAATGAGTTTAATAGAAAGCATTAAAGAGCATGAAGGTTACGTGGGCGTAGTCTATAAAGATTCTTTAGGTATAGACACTATAGGCTACGGCTTCGCTATAAAAGATTTAGAGTTAGATGAAGACATCTGCGAGATGATTCTTGAACGTAAACTTAAAAATTTAAACGATAGAGTTAGAGTTAGATTTGAATGGTATAGATATATGCCTCCTCAAATTCAAGATGTAATCATGGAGATGTGCTACCAATTAGGTGTTACAGGGTTTTCTAAGTTTAAGAAAACAAT